TAGGGTCCCTCTTTTGTTAGCTAAACACCGATCAGAACCGGTGTCTCTGAGTGTCGCTCAGAACTTGAACGTGACGATCGAGCTTGGTCGCGCGTACGTGTCTGATGTCCAGTCGTACGTGCCCTTGTAATCGGTCGCGTTCATCACGATCCCGTTCGGGCTCTTCTTCACGAAGTCAGCCAGGTCATCGGCCAATTCACCGTCGTTGTCGAGCTCGATGTAGTACACACCGCCATTCGAGCTGAACCGCAGATCGCCGAGATTGCACTTCCCTTTCATGCTCTTCACGTAAGCAGTGACCTTACGCTGAATTGCTTCGAAGTCCTTCTCGTTCCGGGCTTTGACATCAACCAATTTCATGTGTTCTCCTAGTCGGGATCAGGATTGTATCACAACCCGAGACCGCCGAACGGGCTCTTCGATGCTGCCTCAATCCGCTTGTTGATACTTTCGATCACCAGGTCACGTTCGAACGCAGACATGTTCAAGGCCGTCTCGTACGGCACGCCACCACGGGTGTACGTAGCGATGTCGATCGCGGCCTGAATCAGGCCCTTGATTTCAATCTGCATTCGATCGATCATCTGAACGATTCTGGTGTGATCGCCAGTCAGAATCATTCGGAGAAAAAAGATACAGGATTGAGCGGGAGCTCAACCTTCATCTCACCACCACAGTCCTTGCACTTCAGCGGCACGGTCTGCTCTGGTCCCCAACCGTTCAACTCAGCCGCAGCTTCGTTGATTCGATTCACCATTGGCGATGTGAGCTTCCGGATCCATTCTTCGATGAACTTCGGATCAGTGACATCGTCAACCTTCTCGACCATCGATACGAGATTGATCACGGCCATTTCCTTCACGTCTTCAGCCGTGAATTCCTTCTTGTTCGCTGAACGATGGAACAGCTCGATCACGTCCTTGAACTTCATCGGACGAGTGTACACCTTCTGACCGGTCACGAGCTCAACGACACGCTTCTCTTCGATCTGAGTTGGGTCTAGCAGAACCATCTTCTGCGCGAGCGCTTCGAGATCAACGACGTACGAGTGCTGCTTAGCTTCAGCACAGTCGTGCTTCACTTCGATTCGGTACTCCGAACCGTACGTCACGAGGCGTAGGAAGAACAGGAGCGCGTCGATGTCGCGGCCAAAGAGCTCAAGCGGCTTCTTGATCGATGGGACGCAGTCCGCCATCACGGCCTCGAGCGCCTTCCCGTTGAACAGCAGGTCGGGATTCTTCAAATTGATTTCAGCCAGTGCAGTCATTGGGTGCACATGGATTTCGCCGTTCTTGGTAGACGAATCAAGCTCGCCGTTCACGTACAGCGCTGCTCGGGATGGGAGCTGGAACGTTCTGCCTGGCAGTTTGATCTTTGCCAGGAGTGGATTTGTGGTGTCGGACATCAGTGTCGCCTTCGATCTAAATATGGAACCTACCTATTTACGGGCTTTAGAAAAGCCCCTCTCGGGACCACTGGATGGCAATCGACAACGACATTCTTAAAACACTGCAGAGCATTGAGAAGCTTCTCAAGAGCACGTCGTCTGCTGCTTCCGGTAAGTCAACGTTCTCTCAGAAATTCGACAAGATCCGCGGGAAGAAACAAGACGATAACTCTGGCGACGGTAAGACCTTCCAAGCTTTCACGAAGAGCATGGATAAGGCTGATGACGCTCTGCTTGGACTGTCAAGCAATCTGTCTGGCTTGAACAAGGAAGTCGGCAGAACGACGTCTGGATTCAGCGCTCTGAATGCGCAGATGTCGAAGTTCATGTCGGCTCTGCAAGTCACGCCACCAGGTGTGACACAAGCTGCAGGCGCTCCGAGAACTCGTATCCCTGGTAAGAACGGGCTTGGTGGTGTCGCACCAGGTATCACGATTCCTGCTCCAGCGGCAGGTGTAGGCGCTGCCTCACCAATGAAGCAAGTCATGGGGCGAATGCTTCAGAACTTCGGCCAAGCATCCGTTGGTTCTGGCGGCCTTGCACTCGCATTCGGCGCACTGATTGACGCAACAAAGCGTGTCACTGGCGAGTACTTTAATTTGGCTGAAATGGGCATGGGCTCAGTCAGCAATCTGGCGACACTCTCTAAGAACGCGCTGATGTCGGGCATGGCTCTGAAAGAGTACACGGCCCTGATCGGTTCGAGCATTAATGTCGCTTCCCGCGCCGGCAATCTCGAGAACTTCCAGAAGATCATCTCGGCGCAGGATGCCCAGCTCGCAGCAATTGGCGTGTTCGGTGCAGAAGCCCGCGCAATGCAGGCTTCGCTGGCCCAGAGTTCGGCGCAGCTTGGTGTTCCGATCGGTGATCTGACGAAGGCAACTTCATCGCAGATCGACATCTTTGATAAGCTCCGCAAGTCGTCGAACATGACGGCTTCTGAGTTCGCAAGCATGACTCGTTCTGTTGCGAACAGTGAAGAAGCTCAGAAGGAACTGCTTGGACTTGCGCCATCAGAACGTATCGCTCGCATGAATCAGCTCGTGCAGCTGAACAGCATCGGTACGAAGATGGGTATGGCTGCTGACGCTTCCGCGAAGCTCGGCCAGGCTCTGATGGCGGCACGTCAATCGACCGTCAAGGAACGTATCGACACTTCCGGCCTGATGTTGCAGATGGGTGCGTTCACTGGGAACGGCGCCGCTGGCCAACGTGGCATGGAACTTCAAATGAAGGGCCGCCGCCGCACAGAGGCTGAAGACGAAGAACTGCTGCAGATCTCGCAGACCTTTGAGCGTTCTGCTCAGACGATGTACCAGCAGGGTTCGCTTGGCGTTCAGAATGTTCTTGATCAGTTCGAAGAACAATCCTCAAAGGGTGCGTACGGCCAGATGGTCAAGGCTGGCCGAGGAAAGTCGCTCGCTGAAGATACTGGCACGGTAAATCAAGTTGCGTTCGGACAGCACGTTGGTGAATTCGGCCAGGCAGTTGGTAAGCTCACTTCACTGTTCAACGGTTTCGAACAGAGTGTTCTCGGCCCACTCGTCGCAGGTCTTGGTGGTGGTCTGCTCACGATGTTCCGCGGTCCAATCGTGAACATCCTGTCTAAGGCACTTGGATTCGGTGGTGGAGCAGCAAAGGCTGCAGGCGCAGTTGCTTCGGCCGCTGGAGGTGGTGGAGCTTCAGCTGCGTACGGCGCTGGCCAGGCAGTCGGTAAGACGATGTCTTATTTGTCAAATGCATTCTCGACAGGTAAGAGCGCAATTGCTGGATACATCCAGAACGTAAGACTCTCGAGCGCAATCATCAAGGATGCTGGCGGCACGACAATGGAAGTCGTCGGTCAGGTCTTCAAGGATGGTATTACCGCAGTGAAGGGTAGCGGCACGATGATGGCGGACGGCATGAAGTCATTCACCTCAGTCCTGAAGGCATCCGCACCTGAAATGAAGGCAGCGTTCGTGGGTGGTCTTGATGTGCTCAAAGGTGGCGCGGGAATGCTCTGGACCGGTTTGAAGGGTATCACGAAGATCTTCGGCCCACTGAGCGGTCTGATTGATGCTGCGATCGAAATGTTCACTGGCGATATGTCGGATGCGCTGAACCCAAGTGGCGGCGTATTCAACCGCATGGGCGGGATGATCACGGCATTCTTCACAGCAATTCCGAACATGCTCATTGACGCGCTTGCGTTCGTGTTCGGTGATGAGAACATCCAGCCTCTGAAGCGCGGTTTTGACCTGATCGTCGGGTACATGAACTTCGCGATCAAGGACTTCCTCGCTCGTCTCGCAGGTGGTGCTGCTGACTTGATGGAATCGCTGCCATTCGTTGGCAAAGACTCTCGCATGGTCAAGATGCTGCGCGGTTGGCAGGATGGTCTGGTTGACTCGGCGACTGAGAACGTCGCGATGGTCGAGAAGCTTTGGGACAACAACAGCGCGACGATGGCCTCGATCTCGAAGGAGAACAAGGCAGTCGCTGACAAGCAATCAGCTACCTCAGAGCAAGCTGCCACGAAGGTCGTCGCTTCTCAGAGCAAGTTCAACAACGTGATGGAGGCCGGTGCAGTGACGGCCGCTTCTGTCTATGCCGACGCTGCAGCACTTGCTGCACCACAGGTTCAGGTTGCAAAACAGGTCAGCACGGCCCCTGTAAATACTGCTGATCAGCAGACCGCTCAGGCACAGGCCGCGGCTGCAACCCAACAACAGCAAGCTGCAACAGTGACGTCCGATCTGGCGTCGGTGATGCAGTCCATTCTACAAGTTCTACGTGAGAATCTGCCTCGTCAAACTGACAGCTCTGAAGCGCTGGTCAAGCTCGTTAAACCGCAGACCTCTTTCCAATCAGCAGAAGACGCCGCAAATCAACTCTTGCGCCGCAGGTAAGGATATTTCATGTCTCAAATGACTTCGTTCTGGCGCATCGTTGCTCCTAAGACACGTAAGCAACTGTACACAACGCTCAGCACGGATGCGTACGATCCACGCTCGACAGATATGTCGTCCATGGCTGCAGTTACTTGGTACTCGCAGATCATGCGCGGGCCAGGTACTCGGATGGCTTCGTACAAGCAGTACGACACAATGGATACCGACATCGACATCTCGCGTTCCCTCGACATTATCGCCGAAGAAATGTCCGGCAAGGATGACAAGACTGATCTGCCGTTCGTGATCAAGTGGCAGAAGGAAGACAACCAAGACGTGTCTGACACGACAGTTGTGACAGTTCGTGCTGCTCTTCGTCAGTGGGCGCAGATGCAGGATCTGAAGAAGCGCGTGTTCAGCACGGCTCGAACGATGATCAAGTACGGTGATTGCTTCTTCCGCAAGGGTTCTGACACGCGTAAGTGGACGTACGTCGATCCATCGCTCGTGATTGGTATCGAGGTTGACGAGCTCGGCACGAAGGTCGCTTATCATGTGAAGCGTCCAGCTCAACAGCAACAGCAATCGCAGATGTACACGACCCAGCGTATGGATGACGTTGACGTCGTTCCAGCGGCTGCGATGATTCACTTCTCGATGTGTGACGACATGGGCGACTCTGCTCCGTTCGGTCACTCAGTGCTGAAGCCAATCTTCCGTGTCTACCGTCAACTTTCGATGCTTGAAGATGCGGTGATCATTTACCGTATCGTTCGTGCTCCAGAACGCCGTGTGTTCTACATCGACGTCGGGAACATGAACCAACAACAGGTCAAGCGTTACCTCGAGTCGGTCAAGAACGAAATCCGTCAGAAGCGCGCGCCAGGAACGACTGCTGGCGGCAAGGCTGAAGTTGACGGCCAATTCGATCCTACGTCGCTCCAAGAAGATTACTTCTTCCCAGTCACGGCCGCAGGTAAGGGTTCACGTGTTGAGACTCTGCCAGGCGGCACTGAAGACTTCGGTACGAATCTGCTCCGCTCGTTTGCTGAGAAGATCTTCCGTGGTCTGCGTATTCCGACCTCGTACCTTGGCGGTCAAGAGGGTGCTGGCGCTCAGACGAACGACGGCAAGGTCGGTATCGCGTACATCGAAGAACTTCGGTTCGCGAACTTCATCACGCGTCTGCAAGACCGGATGAACGAAATCTATGACCAAGAATTCAAGATCTACTTGAAGGTCTGTGGTCTCCGCATTGACGATGAAGTGTTCCAGGTCCGTCTGCCAGATCCAGCGAACTTCGCGCTGTACCGTCAGGCTGCGCTCGATGCCGATCTGATTGCATCGTTCCAGAACATTCAGGAAGTTAAGTTCCTGTCGCGTCGCTTCATCTTGAAGCGTTACCTCGGTCTGACGGATGACGAAATCCAGATGAACGAAGTGATGATCAAGGAAGAGAAGAACATGTCTGACAACGCGATTGTGCCGATCATGCAGCAGATGTATGACGATGCAGTGTACGCGAATCGTGCCGAGATCACGGTTGACGGTGAGAACGTTGATCAAGGTGGCGGTGGTACTGACGAAGCTGGCGATCCAGGAGCAGGTCTCTTGGATAACGACTTCGAAGACAAGCCATTCGCATCAGCGCCTGATGAGTCTCCAGAGGCAGCTCCACCTGAAGGTGCTGATGAAACTGGTGCAGAACCACCAGCGGCAGGTGAAGAACCGCCAGCAGCCGGCTAAATACAGGACTATTAGGCTAAGGAGCACTCATGCAGCTGTTGAAAGAATACCTCGATCCAAGCACCACCAATCTGACCGAAATGAAGAAGGTTGGCGGCGATCTCTACCTGTCTGGCATCATGATGCAAGCAGCACTGAAGAACGGCAATGGCCGCGTCTATCCAGTGAATGAAATCGCCCGTGCAGTTCAAGAGTGTCAAGACAAGATCACCAAGGGTAACTTCATCCTTGGCGAACTGAATCACCCAGACTCGTTGAGCATCAATCTCGCGAACGTTTCGCACGCTATCACTGAGATCCGCATGGACGGTAATAACGCTGTTGGCAAGATGAAGCTCTTGAACACGCCAGCTGGTAACATCGCAAAGGCTATCATCGAAGGCGGCGTTCGTCTTGGTGTTTCCTCGCGCGGTACCGGTAACGTGAACGAAGGCGGCGAAGTTGGTGACTTCTCGTTCGTCACAATGGACATCGTTTCTACTCCATCGGCTCCAGATGCATTCCCATCGGTAGTGCAAGAAGCTATGGGCTCGAAGAAGATTCTCTCGCTCGCTGAAGCTGTTGTTGTCGATCCAAAGGCACAGAAGTTCTTTGCGGCTGAGATCAAGAACCTGATCGCATCCCTCACAAAGAAGTAATCCATGAAGCTCCTTCAAGAAATGCTGGGGCTGCTTGAAGCCTCGGCTAAGTTCGCAACTGATGCGGACGGTAATCTGATTCCAGCAAAGCTGCCTAAGCTCAGCCTTGGCGCGATCAATGCAGCAATCTATCGTGTCGCAATCGCTTCGGTGAAGCTTCCAGCTGACGTGAAGGCTGACGCTCAGTTCACTGCAAAAGAAACAGATCGTTTCTTCAGCTCCCAGAACGACGAAGTGCTTTCGCAACTCGAGAAGTTCGCAGACGGCCGCGGGAACTATCAAGACGACGTGCTTGAAGCGTTCTACCGAGCGCTCGAAGATGTGGGTAACGAGATCATCGAGTACTACTCGAACAAAATGAATCACGCTCCAGGCTATCAAGCGCCAAAGATCGCTGCCTTCGATGCTGAAAAGGTTCCATCGTCCCGCGTGATCGCTGAGCTGAAGAAGTTCCCACACTGGGAAGAAGGTGTTCGCATTGAGAAGTGGACCGAGCAGAATCAAAAGAATGCGCGTAAAGCAAAGCACGCTTCTATGGTCTCTCCAGCGCTGATCGACAAGGTCGTGAAGGAATTCGACGCTCGCTTTGATGGCGAATTCACTGACAAGATCGCGAAAGAAATCACGCGCGATCCAGGCATGTTCGGCCTTCCAAATGGGTACGCTCCAAAGACTGGTGCAGAAGTTCGCGCCAAGATTCTTACATGGAAGCCACGTGACATCATCGAGTGGATCATCGAGAACTCACGCAAGCTCAGCCACGATGAAATTTCTGCAGCCTTGAGCAGCAAGAAAACAGTCGACGCGATCTGGGCTAAGGTCTCCAAGGGTAAGTGACCCAACCGGCCCCGGTAAATACTAACTTCATACAACAGACGAAAGGTACCGCTATGAGCGATCCACGCGAACAACTGAAATCAATGCTTCAAGACCTGATCAATGATCGTCCAGAGCAAGCTTCTGCCACCATCCACGATTACATCGTGGCGAAGACGCAAGCCCTCGCAGGCTTTGCAGCTCCAGAAGCTGACGTTGATACTGAAGTCACCCCAGAGTGATCACTATGTGCTGAAAACATCCCCGTTTTCAGCACATTTTCCGAACTGCGCGCTAAATACCACCACATGATAAAGAGTTGGTAACAACTTTAGTCACGCAGAAATTCAAATGTGGTAGCTTCATGCTACCGAAACTTAGGAGAAAGCTAATGGACGAAATCCTGCAGAAACTGCTTCAGTCCGAGCTGCTCAGCGAAGAAACCAAAACTGAACTCTCCGAGCAATGGACCACTTCGGTCGAAGCCTACAAGACGCAAGTCCGTGAAGAAACTTCGCTCCAAGTTCGTTCGGAACTCGCAGAACAGTGGATCGGCGAACGCGACGAACTCGTCGCCAAGGTCGATGGTTTTGTGTCTGAAGCACTCATGAACGAAGTTGCTGAACTGAAGGCTGACATCGAGCGCTTCCGTGATCTCGAAGCTGAATACGCTGAAAAGATTGTTGAAGAGAAGCACAAGCTCGCAGAAGAAGTCGCATCTGAACTCGACCAACTGGTTGACAAGATCGATGCATTCTTCGAAGCACGCCTGAACGACGAACTCGATGAGCTCAAGGAAGACCTCGAAGTCGTGAAGCAAAACGAATTCGGTCGCAAGATCTACGAAGCATTCGCAAACACGTTCGCTGGCGCTCACATCGACGAATCGTCGATCGCTGGTAAGCTCAAGATTGCTGAAGCTAAGCTCGCAGATGCTACCTCCGCTCTTGCTGATTCGGAAGAATCCCGCTCGACGATGGTTCGCGAAGCAAAGATGAACACGCTCCTCGCTAGCCTCACAGGCAAGAAGCGCGAAGCGATGGAAATGGTTCTCAAGAATGTCGAAACCGGCCGTCTTGAAGAGTCGTACAAGTTCTTTATCGGTCGTGTCCTGAAGGAAGATGCTGCACCAGCTGCTGCTCTGACTGAAGGTAAGACGGTCGACAAGAAGACAACGGTTGTGACTGGTGACACGCAAGTCGAACAAGTCGCAAAACAACCTGCAGCCCTCAGTGAAAGCCTGCTCCAGCTGCAGCGCCTCGCCGGTATCAAGTAACCCCTGTCCCCATTAGGAGATAAAAATGCAACTCAATGAAAACTGGACCGAAACCAAAGAGGCTCTGCTCGAAGGCCTGACCGGTTCGAAGAAGACTCTCGCTTCGACGCTGATGGATAACCAGCGTCGCCACCTCCTGGAAACTGCAGGCGCCACTCAAAACGGCACCGGCGACATCCAAGGCTTCCAGAAGATCGCGATCCCAATGATCCGTCGTATCATCCCAGGTACGATCGGTACGGAACTCGTCGGTGTTCAGCCACTCACCGGCCCAGTCGGTCTGGCTTACTCCCTGCGCTTCGCTTTCGCTGAAGCCCTCGACGTCGCTGGCACAGGCAACGACATCGGTGTGAACGACGAAGCATTCTCGAACAACGTTTCGAAGATGAAGCGCTTCTACTCGGCAAACCTGCTCACCGGTTCGGTTGGTACGTCTGATGGTTCCACGACCAATGACTCCACTGGTCTGGAAGCTCAAGGTGGCCGCACGATGCGCCTGCAAGTTCTGAAGCAAACCATCTCCGCTGGCTCGCGTAAGCTGCAAGCGAAGTGGACTGTTGAAGCTCAGCAAGACATCGGTTCGCAACACGGTCTGAACCTCGAAAACGAACTGGTCGCTGCTCTGTCGGCCCAGATCGCGCACGAAATCGACAACGAAATCCTGACCGACCTCGTCGCTCTGGCTTCGACCGTCGCTACGTACGACTTCGCAGCTCCAGTCGCTGGCATGGCTCCAGCATTCATCGGTGATCGTTACGCTGAACTCGGCGTTCTCGTGAACAAGATGGCAAACGAAATCGGTGTGAAGACACGCCGTGGCCCAGCTAACTGGCTGGTCGGTTCCCACCTGACGACGTCCCTCCTGCAGTCCGCTGCAAAGTCGGTGTTCGCTCCAGCAGTCCAAGGCTCGTTCGCTGACCCAGTCGGCAACAAGATGGTTGGTACTCTGAACGGCCAACTGAAGGTGTACTCGTACCAGTGGGGTCTGGGTGATGCATGGACGATCGGTTCCGGCGCTGCTACGGCAGACTCCGCAGCTGGTGAGCAGATTCTGCTCGGCTACAAGGGCGGTTCTTCGGAACTCGACTCCGGCTACTTCTACTGCCCATACGTGCCACTCATGTCCTCGGGCGTGATCATGGACCCAGCAACGTTCTCGCCAGCAGTTTCGCTGATGACCCGTTACGGCAAGGCAACGTTCACGAACGCTGCTACGTCGCTCGGTAACTCGGCTGACTACTACGCACGTATCCTCGTCAAGAACGTTGCATTCAGCTAATCAAACGCAGCTTCGGCTGCTTTGACAAAGCCTCGAACAAGGGACTCTTCGGAGTCCCTTTTCTTTTGTGTGTCATCTTGCCCATTGAAAATTTCGATCTAAATAGAGTTCCACCGTTGCTTTTGACTGTGGTAATTTGACCACTTTGGTCTTTATTCTTTTAGGAAAATTTATGTCTAATCAAACTTGGGTAACTGGCGTCATTGAATACAAGGATGTTCTCCTTCCACTTGACACCGAGGTTCTCCATCACAACATCGTTATCTCTGATCCAGAAGACGCTGATCACACCTTCAATGTTCAGCTAATGACCGGCCAAAGCGCTGGCGGTTTTATCGGACCAGCCAATACCTACCCGTACACTGTACTTTCAGATCGATCTATCTTCCAAGCTCAAGGCCTGTGGGGTACTGACTACCCACCTGCGCGTTTTCTGCCAGGCAAAACATACAACGTCACAGTAACCACAATGGTCAGAGATCCAATGAATCAATACAACTATGAAGGCATCGTGCTTGAAGGTGCGCCGGTTCTAACATCCTCGTTCACGGTTCCTGAGACGCTGACCGCTCCTGTGAATCTTAAGGTTGTGCGCATGCCCGGCACCATTGAGTTCATGTTTGACAATGTGACGAACGCCTCAGATTAAAACTCTAGCATCTTCGCAATCAAAGGGCCCATAGGGCCCTTTCTGGTATCCGGAATTTGGTGTATAATCCACCCATCAACCTGGAGGCCGTATGAAGTACATCGTCGAAATTCGTTCCCGCGATCGGAAGTGGTCTGATTGGGAGGAGCTCTGCGAAGAGCGCCTGGAACGTGATGAGGTTCTCGAGTTCTTCAAGGACTGCGATGACGGAATCAACGTCCAGTACCGAGCTCGCCTGCTCCCACAGTTCGGATACGAGGTCCTCACCCCGTGCAAGACATTCGTTGACGAGCCTGATCAGCGGCTCTCGCGCGAGATGCCAGCGTCTGTGCACCGCTTGAACGACCAGATCCTCTCCGCCCTCGGCGTGTAATGCCGCCGTAATTGCGTGTCAGAGATTTCGGGTTCACGGGCGTTACAATTGTTACAACCTACGACCCGAAATCAGGTTAAGATCCACTCAACGTTAAACCTTTTGTATTACTCTGAAGGAACTTTGAGATGAACGCCAAGCTGACCGCAATGCACACTCGGACGATCGAGAAGCACCCCGGCTTCGCAGTCGAGATCGAGGTGCTGAAGCATCAACTCGACGGCCGCGCTCCGTACGTTTCCAATCGCGTCACGTCCGCTCCGGTGTTCACCACGAAGTTCGCTGCCGATTCCGCTGCCGTTCGAGCTGTGATGCAGTTCAACAGCGGTGGGAACCTGCCGAACATGTGCGAACTTTTCTAACCACCGGAGAAGACCATGAAGCGTTTCCAAGCGAAGGCATTCGTTCCTCACCCTGGTTCGATGCCTCTCCCGAAGCCGGCGAAGCCGTACGACGCAACAACGAGCACCCGGATAATTCTGCTTCGCGAGCAGAGCGACCTGTCGTACAGCTTCGCCGCGGCCCGCCGCGCTGGAGCGAAGATTCACACCCTGCACTGAGCGACCCAGAGCGTCAGCTCTAACCTGATCTGTGCTACCGACATGGTAGTGCAAGCGTTACAATGAAGCATGAAAATTGCTGTCATTGGGGCTGGAATCGCTGGTACGCTTTCCGCCTATTTCTTGGCCGAGGATGGCCACCAAGTTACTGTCATTGATCGAGAACCTGAGCCCGCGATGGCTTGCACTCGAGCGAATGGCGGTCAAATCTCTGTCTGCAACGCCAGCACCTGGAACACGTGGTTGAACGTGCGCAAGGGTTTGAAGTGGCTCACACAAGCAGACGCCCCTCTCCTGATTCGTCCGAAGCCTGAACTCGCGAAGCTGAAATGGCTCGCTGGTTTCATGCGGCACGTCGTGAACGGCACGCACGAGGCGAACACGATCGAGACGATCGGTCTCGGCCTGACATCACGTTCCTTGTACGAGAAGATCGCTGAGCGCGAAGGTCTGCAGTTCGACAAGTCGAGCACTGGCCTGCTGAATGTGTACACGAGCGACAAGTCGTTCGAAGACGCGCTCGATGAGAACTGGATGTTCGCGTACGCTGGTCTTGAGCGGAAAGAGCTCACTACTGAGGAGGTGATAGCGCTTGATCCAGGTCTGAAGAACTTCAAACATCTCGTTGGCGGCATCCTGACCGAGTCCGATTGGACGGGCGATCCGCACAAGTTCTGCCAGCAGCTCAGAACGATTCTCGAGTCACGCGGTACCCAGTTCCAATTCAATCAAGAGATCGAGCTTGGAACCGTGCACGATGCGAACACATTCACGCAGAACGGCCATGACTTGCTCGGCCTGTATGATCTGGTCGTCGTCTCGAACGGTCATGAGATCAGCCAGTTCGCATCGCACCTTGGCGACTCGATGAATGTGTACCCTGTGAAGGGGTACTCGATTACGATCGATGTGGAAGGTGATGAAGCTCCTCAGTTCTCGCTCCTTGATGACGATCGCAAGATCGTCTCCTCGCGTCTTGGCGATCGCTTCCGCATTGCCGGAACTGCTGAGCTCACTGGTGTGAATTACGACATCCGCCGAGATCGAATCGATCCGCTTTTGAACTGGGTCCGTGAGAACTTCCCGAACGTTCGAACAAGCACGTACAACCCGTGGGCCTGCCTCCGCCCAATGAACTCGAACATGATGCCAATCGTTCGTCGTTCCAAGAACCCGCGCGTCTGGTACCATGGCGGTCACGGCCATCTGGGCTGGACCCTTGGTGCGGCAACTGCGAATCAGCTCGCCGAGAAGATTCAAATCGCCGTGACAGTGGGTGGCTAGCACGTAGGCTCGGCTCACTCAGAACACCCGAGGGACCTTTGCGTCCCTCGTTCAGTATGCTCTGCATCCTAGAACTCGGGTGCACCCTGCGCACTGATCGTTACAATTGATCTTTCAAGGAGAACAAGAATGACAACTTACGCACGGAAGGTGCTCGACGTAGCAGTCCACAATCTGGATCGCTCGATCGAAGTACAAGAAGCGTCTATCAAAGAGCTGCGGAATGATCTTGGCATCGCAGAGAACGATCTGCAGAACAGCTACAACCACCGCGTCGAGCTGATCAACTCGATCATCGCGCTCGACGCTCTGAAGCGAGATGCTGTCTAAGATCACGATCCCGTTCATTAGGAAGATCATTCCTAGTGTGATCGCGTCTGAACTTGTCAGTGTTCAACCGCTGACAGGCCCCGTAGGCGAGATCTTTTCGATCCGCCATAATTTAGAACTTTACTTTGGACCAGGAACAAACCAAGCCATGATGAATATCCGCCAACGCTCTGTGAACGTCAATCGTCTCGAGCTGCTCGAGAAGCTCCGCGCCAATCTCGCTGTACATCGCGCCGAGTACGAAACCGCTCTGAGCGAGTACAAGCAACGTCTGATCGACGACCTGAAGCTTGCTGTGAAGAAGGTCGGCAAGGTCGAGAATCCACTCGAGCTGAAGAGCTTCCGATTCGCTCTGCCATTCCCACAGGATTACTCCTCGCAGTACGAGGAAGTGATCGACATGCTCGAGATGTCGGTTGATGAGAACATCAATCTCGACTCCGAATCGTTCAAGGCGTACCTGAAGAACGAGTGGTCGTGGAAGGGTAACTTCGAAGCTTCCGCCGCGATGTACAAGTCGGTCGGCTCTTCGCTCTCGCTGTAATGGCACAGACCCAAGGATACTGGATTTCTTGGGTCCCCCAGAACACTGGTTGGTCTGGGGGAATCTCCTGGTTTGACACCAAGTCAGGGCCGATCTCGCGGTACAAAGCGACCGTATGCGCCTCGAAAGAGGAAGCTCAGAGGGTGAACGCTGAGCTGAAGGAAGCGATGAAGACATCCGAGGTTCTGTACCGCGTTGTGAAGCGAACCGTGACTGAGGAATACTTCTATGACTGATGACGAACGTCGCGCGAAGACGAAGGAAATCCAGGCAGAGCTCGCTCGACTGTCGGCTGAGACGAAGATCATGGAGCTTCGTCGGAAGGCGCTTAACGCCAGGTACGATGCTGCTGAGACCGAATTGCAGCTGTTCTGCCTGCATGAGGACATTGAGAACAAGGTCGAGCACTATGAAGGCGGCTACTACGATCGAGCCAGCACCGAGCGGTGGCGTCGTTGCAAGACCTGCGGAACAACCTCGGAGCGAGTGACTGAAACGCACTCGTGGTACGGATGATCCGCAATGATTGGATTGACCTCTGGCGTCGATTCACTTTCAATCTCGACGATCCGCATATTCTTGCTGAGGCGCACGAAATTTTGATCCATGGAGCTCGTGGTGAACGATCTGATGACGTTCGGCTTGAGGACTCCAAGCGTGGATTAGCAGTGCAGTACGCAGTGGCCGATCATCTCTTCAAGCAAGGGAACGCAGTCTGTCGTCCAGAGGATGGGGTGTATCATTACGACTTGATAGTGAACGGATATTTCGTTGACGTGAAGTGTCGTTTCACTGGCAAGTTCTGGCAACAGACGAAGTACGAAGCAAAGAAGGTTCCTGAGTCAGGTGACCGGGTTCTCTATCTCTGCATTGACGCATTTCCAGAGACTCGCCCTGAAGATCAGCGCTTCAAGTACATGGGCGGGTGCTGGTCAGAAAACCTCTCGCCAAGTGATTACGGGTGTCCGTACGTTGATCAGAAGAACTTCATTGATCTGGATGAACTGATGGTAATCTGACCCACGTTAGGGACTACCGATCGTAACACCCGACTTAGAATAGTCATTCCTCTCCAGTGTCTCAAGACACATTTATTGGAGAGAAAATGACTGAAAATACTTTAAAGACTGATTGGGTTCAAGACATCGCAGCAATGCACACCAAGTTCGGTGTGAACACCGTTGTTCGAGGTCTGGACAAAGAGAAGCTCTCGAAGTTCCTGCAGTTCCGCCTGGATTTCCTTCAGGAAGAACTGGACGAAGCGAAAGAAGCTCTGGCATCCGGTGAAGTCGATCGTGCAGAAGACGTGGTTGACGCCATGATCGATCTGTGTGTCGTCGCAATCGGTACGCTCGATGCTTTCGACGTGAATGCGTATGAAGCTTGGAATCGCGTGCACGGCAAGAACATGGAAAAGACTCCTGGCATCAAGCCAGAACGTCCGAATCCGCTGGGTCTGCCAGATCTGATCAAACCAGCTGGCTGGACAGCTCCTACACACGCGGACAACGTCGGGATTCTTGCACGGGTTTTCTAAACCTGAGGGTTCCGTCGGCGATGTAAATAGGCCTGTACTTACGTATAGGCCTTTTTCGCATGCGCCAGCTTGACATCATCACCATCACACCCAGCACTAACCCGGCCGTCCCATCGACGTTCGAGGTTGCTGGCGACTTCACTTCAATTTTCCACGGTAAAGAGTGGATCGACGAGGATGGAGTACGCTTCCCGTTCTACGACACTGTGGCTGGAGGTACGCTTCTTGTCGCAACTACGTTCGATGTAATCGGAAATCCAAAGTACGCAGGTCGGTACACGGTTTACACGAAGCCGACTCTTGGCGGTCTGGATTCCTCAACGTACCAATCTGGTCCTAATCGCACGATTGTTCGTGTGAATGAGGCGATGCCAGCCGGTACCTCAGGTGAACTGATCATCGGGAAGATCACGCGCGTTTCGACGTACCTGCTCTCGATCGCTGGTGAGTCAGACTTCGTTCTCACTGAACAGCAGAGCGTCACTGATCGTCCGATCGAACTCTCTGGTCGTTTGACCGTCGGTTGGGGTGAGTCGATGATGCAGAACATGCTTCGTCAAGCTCAGTCGTTCGCAGGTCCTACAGCTCCTGAGAATCCTTTCCTTGGTCAGCTCTGGCTTGACACAACGACCAGCGTTCTGATGATCCGTGGCGCTTCGGCTTGGAGCATCGTGAATGCTCAAGTGTTCGGTGCTTCGTACCGTTTCACACAAGGCGCAGCATCAACGACTTGGACCGTGAATCACGGTCTTGCTTTGCCAGCTCCATTCCACGCGGGCTTCGAGTTCTTCGTTGATACTCCAGGCGGGCTGAAGCCGATTCTTCCTCTTGACGTGACGTTCAACTCTGCGAATCAGCTCACCGCTACGTTCTCGAACGCCAGCACCGGGTACGCGATCGTTCGCGCATAAGGAATAACATGCTGTACGATGGTATCAATCTAGCCGAGCACGCGTCGATCTTGAACATCACCGTGCAGTCTGGCACGGTGTTCCCGACAAATGCAAACGTCGCTGAGCTGTTCTATCGAACAGATTCGTCCACGCTGTACGCGCACGATGGCACCACTTGGCAGGCCCTCGGCGGAGGCGGTTCTGGTGGTGGATCGGTTGCTGCTGAAGCTGCGAAACTGAGCACGCCTCGATTGATCAACGGCGTCGCGTTCGACGGTACAGCGAACATCACAATCACAGATAGCTCGGCACTGCCACTCGCTGGTGGCACACTCACTGGCTTGCTCGTTACACGCGCTTCAAATGGAACCACCGCTGGTCTGCGTCTTCCAGTAGGAACAGGTCCAGCAGCTCCAGTGAATGGCGATCTGTGGAACAGCGGATCGGCACTACAGCTCCGCGTCTCTGGGAACACGAAGACGATCGCGTTCACTGACTCGAATATGGCATCAGCAGACAAATGGTCTGCTGCTCGAACGATTACTCTCGCTGGTGATGTCACTGGCTCGACATCGATTGACGGTTCGGCGAACGTTTCGCTAACGGCTGTTCTGTCTCCATCTGCCGTTCTTGCTGCGTTCATTGCCTCTGGCGGTGGTGGTGAAGCAAGCACGTTGAATGGCCAGCCTGGTTCGTTCTATACGAACATCACTGCTCGCCTTGGCTATACTCCGCTGAACGCATCAGCGTACACCGCAGCCGATGTGCTGTCGAAGCTGATCACAGTGGATGGTGCTGCTTCCGGTCTTGACGCTGATCTGCTTGATGGTCAGCACGGTGCGTACTATCGTGACTTGGCGAACATGAGCGGTACGCTCGCTGTGAATCAAGGCGGCACAGGTGTCGGAACGATTACTGGTTTGATCAAGGGAAATGGCACAAGCCCGGTGACTGCTGCAGTTGCTGGCACTGACTACGTTCTTCCAACAGGCTCGATCACAGGGAACGCAAGCACGGCCTCGCGGATCAACGTTGGTGGCACTGCGTACCAGACGTACCGCATGAACAGCACAGGAACAACTCAAGAGTGGGGTGGAGCGATCCAGCCAATCTTGATTGCAGCCAGCGATGAGACAACTGATCTCACGGTTGGAGATGCGAAGGTCACGTTCAGAATGCCATTTGCGTTCACGCTGACTCAGCTTCCGCGAATTAGTCTTGCGGCCGCCGCCGTAGGTGAAGGTGACTTTGAAGTGGACATCAAGAAGAATGGCGTCTCGATTTTCAGCACGAATTTGACGATCAACTCAAGTGACACAACAAGCAAAACTGCTTCAACTCCTGCGGTGCTTGTAAGCAATCCAACGGTATTTGCAGACGACGATGAAGTGACGATTGATGTTATTCACGTTGGTATCAGCGTTGCTGGTGCAGGTCTGAAGGTTGCATTGGTGGGGTACCCATCATGAGCAGAGGTTGGATGAACGGAGAGGTGATCGCTCCAGAAGATGCAGTGACCAGTGGTCGTTATCGAGTGATGAACTACCGTTTGTACGGGCATCCTGAAATGTTCCTGAACCCTTACCGGTTCGGTGGAGGCACGATCACTCCTCCTCCATCATCGCCGTACTTCATTTACGACACGTTCACTGGTGCGGACGGCACGTACATCTTCGATCACGTTGGTGACAGTGGTGTGGTCTGGACTATGAAGGCTGCTGCCCGCGAGTACAAGATCACGGATAACATCGGCATTAAGCTGTCGGGGAATACACTTCTCACAGACGGTTACTACGGTGGGTACACCACAATCCTGCCGACGATTGCACTTCCAGCAGATACGCCATACTACGTTGAGTTCGATCTGACCTTCATTGAGGGAGCAGGTAACGGCCCGAACATTACGTTGTACCGCGCGAGTGGCACTGACGATACCTCCATGGACAACGCGGACTGGATCGGTCAGGTGATCCACACAGGGACTACCGGTGAACTGTTCATTAGCAGCAACATGCTTTCATCGGACACTTTGCCTGCGGCTGCTGAAACGCCTCACACATTTCGGTTCATCTTCGACGGGCTGAGCATGACGGTTAGAATGAATGGCACGACCATTCTCACCGATACCGATTCGTATTACGTGGGTCTCCCTGGCGGGTACATGGGCTTTGCTGTTGAGGATCGAGATGTACCGCCACAAATGTCGCTTGACAACTACAAGGTTGTCGTTCCTTCAACTGGTCTCGTGATCTTCAGAGATGATTTCACTGACAGTTCAGGCACGGTCCTTGAAGGCCGCGTTCCTAACATCCGCGAAGCTGGATCGACCGCGACTTGGAGCGACACCTCGAAGTTGTCTGATACGTCTCCTGAGTTCCAACTCACTGGTGCCGGTGAGGTGGGCGTCGTTCTTTCATCTGGGGCGCCAAGCGATACGGTAGCATGGACGTTCGCGTATCTGCCATTGGGCGGTGAAGTCTTGCGCTTCGAGACGTCTATTCGTAATGCTAACGGAACGAGCGCGCTCGTGCGCAGCAGCGACGAAGAAATTTTCTCTGTTGAGTTGAATCAAACCGACACTGGCGAGAATGTCAAGTTCGGTATCTTGAACGTTGGGTGGGTGTACATCGGCTCATCGGCAGACGGAGATGGTAGCGTCGCGTACGAACCTATTTTGGGTGTTGGCGGCGCGGCAGTTAAGTTCGCAGCAGAATGGGGTGGTGGATTCCTTCGGATCTTCATTGATGATGTTCAGATTTCAGAGATGGTCTGCACGACAGAGACACTGTCATCCGGTTCGCCAGGGTACATGTACTTCGAGTTCGCTAATGGGAACGTAGTTGACTATGTTGAGCTTAAGCGATTCGGATCTTCGACACCGCCTCCTGCTCCTCCAGCCCCACCAGTACCAATGTTCACGGTGAGTGCTTCATCTGGAATTCCACCGCTGACTGTGACCTTCACAGACACCTCGACAGGTGGACCGACCTCTTGGGCATGGGACTTCCAAAATGATGGTACTGTAGACAGCACTGCGCAGAATCAAATTTTCACGTTCACCGATCCTGGAACGTACGATGTGAAGCTCACGGTGACGAACAGCGGTGGTTCAAGCAACGTAGTTCAAACGGCAGCGGTCACCGTCGCTTACCCAGCGTATACGATTTACGATTCGTTCAGCGGTGCGCCGCAAGATCAGCAATTGACCGCTCACACTGGTGAAATCAATGCGTCTTGGACTTCGCCTTCTGGGTATCATCCAGTGGTGAATCCATCGTATCCGTATCCACCAGGTACCGGCTATGCGCAGTTCACGTATGCCACTGGTAAGTCAGTCGGAACCATGACCTCAGCGACAGGTTTTGTTGAGGTTGGTTTTTCAGTGTTGAATTCGAACGATAGCTTCATGCTCACGTTCTGCGACTCTCCTGCAATTGACAACTTCTTTACGCCTACGAATCGGAACGCGCCGACTGTGTTGTTCGTGAATGCCGATCCGCCAAGGCTTGAGTTCACCAAGAGCGGTGAAGGCCCTGCGTACACGTACATGACGTACAACTCCGAAGTCAAGATCGATGGAACACTGAACAGATTCCGTCTGCAAGTGACGGCCAGTACGATCGACGTGATCATCAACGGCAGTACAGTGTACACGATGGCAAGCACATTCGATTTGACAGGGAAGCACGTCAGTATTCGAAGCGACAGCGTCACGTCTTACAACGCATTGTTCTTCGACTACATCGTCGCAGGTCCTGGCAATCTGCCGTCACCACCTCCGACACCAATGGCAGCGCCACCGGCTCCGCCTCCACCGCCTCCTCCACCACCACCTCCGGCACCGCCTCCAGGAGCTGCACCATCTGCTACGCTGATCACGCTGCCGTACTCGGCATCGGTTCCGCTGGACAGCAATCTGAAGTGGTACAAGTTCGTCCTGTCTGCGACAGCTACTGTCACAATGTCTACATTGAATTCGCCAGACACGAACGGTGATACGTTCTTGGCGCTGTACGACAGTGCTGGCAACGGGCTCCAGGAGAATGACGATTCTGGCGCCAGGTACCTCAGTGAGATCGTTACTTCACTGAGTGCAGGCACGTACTACCTCGGCCTCACGTACTGGCCTGGCAATGTGAACTCTGGTTGGAATCTCACTGGTGGCTCTGTTGCTGGCTCTGATATTCTGCTGGAAGTGTCTTAAGCTGACCTGATTTGAAGGCCTTGCAGGTTCATAGATTCGGTACAATAGGCCGATGAAGAAGTTCCTGCAGGCCTTGACCAATCAAAGGCTCGAAAAACCGATCAGCGAAATTCCCGCCGAAAAACCGGCGCAAATTTTTTCGCCGATTAGTTTCGAGCGCACGGTCTTCCTGAGGGAACGCATTCAGGTTCTGCAGTCGATGTACAACGAATTCCTGCAGAAACCTGCGAAGTACGTTGTTGGGGGTCAGCACGAGCTCCAACGATCGGTCCTGAGCACGATCATGGCCGAGAAACTTCAGCTCATGGTCGAGCTGAACGTCTTGAGCGAGCATCTGGAGAAGACTAATGTTTAAGCTGATCAAGTGTTCTGCGCCTGGGTGGGAGAAGGAATTCCAAACCAGTGAAGAGATGAAAGCCGCGCTGTACAGTCACATCTGCGGCCTCTGCCGAGATGGGGCTGAGTCGTCGTACTGCGATCCAGTCCACGAGGGTTCCTCGTTCGGCGAACTGCTCAGCACCGGTTGCGGTTGCGAATTCGACGTGGAGCCTTACCCTCTGTAACACGTTACAGATTAGTTGTGTACGTCATCCTGTGGTGGAGTAGAATTCACCCATGAACTTGAACGAAGCAACTGAACTGGATATCCGCTCCGACATCGTCGTGACCGGGTACAACGGTGAAATGGCTGATTTCGATAATCCGCGCGGAGAAATCCACGGATTCCGCGCCTACCTGACGATCACCGCCGAAGACGGTTCTCGTTGGGCACACTTCGCGCACTGCACCAAACACTGGGAGCAGGAGGCGATCGCAGAGGTCGAGAAGCTGAAAGCTCGTGTTCAAGCATTCCTTGATCACGGTGCGCAACCCCTCGATCCTGCGTGTTGGACCCCGATTCAGCCGTGCTACGGTTCCGATGCGTACCAGTCCGGCGGTTGGGAAGCAGAAACGGTCGCGTGGGAACGCGAAATGGACGAAAGATTCTGACATGCCCGATTTGAAAACCCAAGTCTTCGAGGCGCTCGACACCGCCACGAAGGAGAACGATTTCTCGTACTTCGGCATGACGCCGCTCGAAGTAGCCGATGACATCGTCGAGTTCAACGCCACATTCGAGAACGTGCAGCCCGAAGAACTCGTGCCGCACATCGAGGCCTGGCTCGAAGGCAATCCGCAGGAGGACAAATGATCAGACCAATCGGCCCGTCGATGGCGTACCTGGATTTCCGTGCAATGAAGATGCACTGGGAAGCGATCTGGGAAGCGAACGACATGCGCTGGAACTACACGCTCCTGCCACCGGAGAAATTCCTGTGAACAAGATCATCGAACGAGCCTTGGAGCTCGTGAAACCCCAATTTCGCCTGGACCTCCACCATGGCTGGCATGGGATCGGCCACTGGTCTCGCGTCTGGCATAACGCCCGGTTTCTGTGCAGCGAGTTGAAGCTCGATCCGACGGTTCCCTGTTGGTTCGCGTTCACGCACGACTCGCAGCGGTTCAACGAGGACAAGGACGAGGAGCATGGCCATCGAGCCGCGGCCTGGATCGAAAGTCTGGACGGCCATCAGCTCCGCTTGAACACGTTCGATCTGCACCTCCTGAAGACCGCGATGCGTGGTCACTCTGACGGAAAGACAGAAGCGCACCCGATCATCCAGGTCTGCTGGGACGCCGATCGCCTCGATCTCGGCCGAGTGGGGATCATGCCGCACAAGTCTTACCTCTGCACCGAACCAGCGAAGCGGCCAGAGGTGATCGCGCTAGCGTGGGAACGATCAACCAGTCCTCCCGCCAGACGACTGGTTCGCTGACCCTCTGTCAGACTCCTTAAGAAAGGGCCTTCGGGCCCTTTTCCGTTTCCGGAATTAGACTCTTCACCGACGCCGGTCAGGTGTCTCCGGTGTCGCCTCGTGTCGCCGATCGGTGCCGGGTCTTTGGTGCTGGCATGACGTAAATAGGTCTCTACTCCTATGAGCGTCATTCATGTCAGAAAATCTAAACACCGCTTCTACGCACGATCTCTGGGTTGAAGCGCGGCAGTTCAAGCTGGACCTCAATCGTCCAACGCCGACCTCAATTGAAATTACGATCACGCGGCCAGTCGGTCTGAAGATCGCGGACGGAGCGGTCGTTCTGCTCGGCGAGCAGGCAATCGACGCGTCGAGCTGGCCAGAAGACGGTAAGAAGTATCTCGCCTCGACCACGTGGAATGACCAGAGCGAAGGCGCTGGATCGCTTATCAACACGTTCCAGGTCGTTGGGTTCTACAGCGGAATCATGGGTCAGCCTCTGCCTGAAGGCACGGTCACTGGCACTGAGACCACATGGACGATCACCGTCGAAGGCACGGATCCAGACACGCTGTACTACGCGTCGATCCACCCTGCAACGAAGGTCTTGCAGTACTACCCGATTGGCGTCCAATCGTACCCACTTGACGGTTCGCAGATCGAGAAGAGCTCGAACTCGTACACTGGTTCGATCCCATCGCTTCCTGCTGCTCCAACCTCGCCAACTCCTGGCATGGTCTACTTCGATCAGGCGCTGAAGTTCGTTCAGTACTGGGACGCAACGCGGAACGTCTGGATCCCAACGCGCTCTGACACCATCCAAGCAGGTGAAACAAATCCTGGCGTGATCGGTCATGTGTTCATGATCGGCGGATCGCTGAAGGTGTTCGATGGTCTGAACTGGATTTCAGTCACGGCAGCGAACATGCAGTTCTCAGCAGCTGGATCGTGGGTGCCGTTCAACTCGGTCTCTGGCGCGACGAAGCTCCCTGATGCTCCAGTTGCTGGTGACCTCGTGTACAACTACACGTCGCAACAAGTTCAGTACTTTGACGGTACAAGCTGGCAAATCCCTGGCCCAGCTACGGCTCTGCTCACAACGAGCACCGCAACGGTTCCTGCGTTCACGGTTCCATTCGCTGTTGAGTACGAAGACCTCGTCACGCCGTACATCGGAATGTTGTTCTACAACACGAAGAACCATCAGCTGAACGTGTTCAATGGCACGACATGGGAGCGCGCAAATACAGCCCAAGCCGGCACGCCAACATCCGACAAGGTCGGTATCGGCAATGACGGTTCGTACGATCAACGCATTCGCCTTGTGAACATTTTGAAGGCTCAGCTTGGTTGGCCAGCGCAATGCGTTGAGCTCACTGAAGAGCAGTTCAACATCGCGATCGATAACGCGCTTGACACTTACCGTCAGCTCAGCATCGGTGCGTACGAGCCACGGTTCATGGTCATTCAGCTGATCGCTGGACAGCAGACGTACTTCCTGAACTCGCCAACTGATCGCTCTGACGCAATTGTGTCGGTCCAGAAGATCAATCGCATGGGGTACGCCTCGATCGGCTCGACTGGCTCCGACAACATCTGGAACCAAGCGTTCATTCAACAGAACTTCACGCAGTCAATTACGAGCGGGCCGATGGTTGAGCTTCAACTGCTGTCGAACTGGACTGATGACATGACACGTATGTTCGCTGGTGACATTCCATTCGTTTGGAATGAAGCGCGCCGCGAGTTGTTCCTGAAGCGCATGATCCGCAATCATGAGAAGGTTGTGCTTGAAGTTGAACTTGAGCGCACCGAGCAAGAAATCATGATGGACCGTTGGTGCAAGCAGTGGATTCAAGGTTGGGCTATTGCCGAGTGCAAGGAAAATCTCGGCTTGATCCGTTCGAAGTTCAGCTCCGGTACTCCTGGTCCCGCTGGCACGATCACCCTGAACGGTGACACACTGCTCTCCGAAGCTCGCCAAGACTTCACGGACCTGCGCCAGCAGATCTTTGATTACGAGGTTCAGAACGCCGAGCACGGGAACGTCGCGTTCCTGATGGGCTGATCGCTATTTGTCACCTAATGCCTGTATAACTCTCACCCTATGAGCTCTCTCCCTATCACCACATGTCCAGACGGCGCAGGTTCAGTGAACACGACCGGAAATGGACTCGCCCCTGTACAGACGTACATCCAACCTGACATTTGCGTCGGTGAGTGGGAAATTCCGGCGTGCTCGGATTCGTATCAAGAGCAGCTCGCAGCAGAGAACCTGAACATCAGTGGGGCGCCACTGAATGTGTTCAAGCTCCTGGGTGTGCACGAGCAAGGGAAGTTGATTGACCTTGTCGGTCTTGGGCAAGCGCTGAACAGCTCGGCAGATGCGTTCGATCTGCTCGGAAACAATTGGCTGTCAGCAGAGACGGGCATGGCCGTGCTCACGACCCCTGCTTGGATGGGGTACGATTTTGGAACGACTAAGACGTCGTTCGGTCAGGACGTGAACGCAAAGGGCCAACCTGCCGCGCAGCACATCACATCGTTCCGAATTACGCAACCGACTGAGGGTCGCAGAGCACTTCAAGTGCGAATTGAACGATCGACGGGCGGGTACAAGGTTGACCCTCTGAAGATCCGCTTTACCGGATCTGGGAATGGTTCAGTGCAAGGTTACACTCCGGGCGTTCAGGCGGTTCCGGGCACCTTCATGCTTGCTGCAAGTAGCGCTACAAACTTCTCGGTTCTTTTCACCGGGGCCACCACGGAGGTGGTCGGTGTTTGCACGGTAGGAGTACGCTTCAATAGTCTGCACGGTTCTTTCACGATCATTCCTGGTTCGATTCCATTCGAGGCTGGCGACATGTTCTCCCTTCCGGTTGAACTTGATTGGTACCGAGTAGATGTCTTGAACTTGCCAGACGTCGCAGGTGCGGTCCTTGCCCGCATCAAGCAATCCTCAGCTTCCCGTTACTGGCGAATCGTCCCTACTTCCTTCAGTGGAGTTCATGACGATCAACCTTGGGAGGTTGAGAAGTTGGAGCTGTTCGACTACCAGACAACTCGTCTGGATGACGTTCAAGACCAACTGTACCTGGAGAATCGCGATCGGGACTATGCTAAGCAATCAGTCCAGTTCAAAGTTTCGTACCAGCCGTTCGACGCCATTTCTGACCTGTCGAAGTTTGGTTTCCAAGTTTCTGACATGTACTCGTTCACAACTGTATTCTCTACCATGATCGCGGCTTTGGGCCGTCCGATCGTGGTTGGGGACGTGCTTGAAGTACCGTCTGAGATGCAGTACGACCAGAACCTGAAACCAGTCCGGAAGTTCCTTGAAGTCACAGACACTTCGTGGGGCTCTGACGGGTACACCACTTCGTGGCGCCCAATCACGTTCAAGTTCCAAGCGACTCAATTGATCCCGAGCCAGGAAACACGCGACATTCTCGGCACCGTTGATACCCAGAAGTATGTGGTCGACGATGGTAACTTCTTCGCTGGCATCGAGCAGATCAGCACCGGTCCTCTGACATCCTCCGAAGCTGTGAAGGCCGAGGCTGAGCTGGCAGTTCCTGAGACTGGCGCGAATGTCCGTGAAGTCGCTTCCGGTATGAATCGCTTCAATCAACCTGGCAGCTACGACGGCACTGGTTTGTACGTTGAAGATGGTCTGCCGCCAGATGCGCAGCCATACACCGAAGGCTTCAAGCTTCCAGACGTCGCTGGAGTTCAGGATGGCGCGTTCTTCCGTTTGAACTACGACCCAAAACTAAATATCGCTGCACGCCTGTACAAGTTCAGCAACGTGAAGAACCAGTGGATGTACGTTGAGACCGATCGTCGGAACGAACGCTCTGCACTGAAGCCATCACAGCGCGAAATGTTCAATCAGACGAAGACAATCTCTCTCACATCTAAGACCGTCTAATGAAGCTCCTCGATCTTTTTGAATCAGCGAAATACACCCTCGAGCAGGAGTTTATCATCCGCTCGTGGGGTCAGGTCTTGTACCTTGACTACTTCGATTTGCCTGCTGGCCGCAGCACTATTGGCACCTATGATTTGGCTGTTCTCGTTCGTGAGTACAACGAGGCAATCAAGTCTGGCGATGAAGACAAGATCACCGAGCTGGATGAGTGGATCGCTGAAGGCGCGCCATTGAAGAACGGTAAGCACGTGCTCACAAAGGAAACTGTTGACGTTCTGCTCACGCGAGCGCAACATAAAGCTGGCAAGGAGATCACGCTCTATCGGTTCGATGAACGAGACAATCCATTGAAGCCAGATGCGTGGATCAGCATGACCACGAAAGATAACGGATACGCAGGCGCACGTCGTGAATACCATCTGAAGGCAGATGACCTGATCATTGACGCACATGGTCTTGCTGATGACCAGGAAGTGATCGTGAATACGAACGTGCTTCTTAAGTCTACAAACGAAGCGTACCAGCCAGAGTGGGAGAAGCCATGCTGGATCGTCGCAATCAAGAACACCCTTGGCGTCTCTGAAGAGAAGATCAAGGAGCTTGCTCTGAAGCATGACTGGGACGGAAAGAGCGATGGTCTTGCTGTCAAGAACGTGATCATGATCGTGTGGGATTTGATCGGCCATATGCCTGATCTGTCGCTCACGAAGGACTCGAGAGGCATGACACCAAAGGAGTTCTCTGGCACTCAAGGCAAGACTGGTCTCGTGTTCACGAAGGCGCACGTGATGCCGATGATCAATGGCAAGGTATCAAATTTCAACGGGCACGGCGAAGAAGAAATCGCGGCGGTCGCCACGTACAAAGGTAAGAAATGATTCTGCAGGAGATCCTTGACAGCGTATATCCGTTCAAGCTGAAGAAGCATGCTGACGGTATGTCGGCGTCGTTCGTGAATGCGAACAAGAAGCGCGTCTCGGTCTCCTTGGTTGGGTACCACATTCCAGAAACTGGTTGGTCGTACGAGATCCAGTTCGCGATCAAGAACAGCACTGAGTTAACAGGTGATGGTGATCAGTTCAAAATCTTTGCGACTGTTTCTGCAATCGTGCAGGAGTTCTTGAAGGTCAAGAGCGATTGGCGAGCATCAGGAGTTCCTGTGCTACTGTTCTGCACGGCAGATTCAGGTGGCCGTCATGGACTGTACAGGAAGCTTGTTCAGCGAGTAATCGCTGGTACGAAATTCAAAATCAAAGAACCAACCGCTCTGCCGAAGAACGTGCAAGAGTGGTGGTCGCAGCTGGAGTTCTCCGGCGACTCATACATTATGGCAACAACACTATGATCAATAACTACTGGTTCGATAATCAACTGCGGAGCTACATCCTGCAGTTCGTCTCGATCTTCCAAGGTCTGCAAGTACAGACTGGTTCTGGCGAGTGCGATGAGGTTCAGCGAATCACCGTACCATGCGTGATCGGTAACAAGGACCGTGTCGTCGCAGCTCTGCACACTGGGAATACAGACAATCGCGTGTTCAGCCTGCCAACAATGTCCGTGCACATGCAAGGTCTGCAGCTCGCTCCTGAACGTCGGAAGGTTCAAGCATTCGTGGATCAGCGAGTGACCATGAAGGCTGGTGGCGTGTTCCCGCAAGACTTGACGACCGTTAAGCGCGCGATGCCAATCCCGTACAACATGACGATCGAACTGAGCATCTACGCGTCGAACACTCTGCAACGCGATCAGATCCTAGAGCAAATCCTCGTGCTGTTCAATCCGGATCTGCAGATCCAGAAGTCTGATGGTGCATTCGACTGGACACGTCTGACAAAGGTTGAACTGACTGACATCGCGAACGAAGAGAACTATCCATCGGCGACTGATCGCCGCATGATCGTCTGGACTCTGTCGTTCGAGCTGCCGATCTTCCTGAGCGTTCCGATGGGCGTGAAGGATGACTTGGTCCGGAAGGTCATTATCCAGATTGGTTCGCTAGATACTCTAGTAGTGAATGAAGTTGACGAGAATGGAGAACTGACTCCGTTCGGCACTCCAATTGCTCGTATCGAGTACGACACCCGCGACCCTGTAGGTCCAATTCCTGACGGCCCAGTCCAAGTATGATTTCATTCAAGCAATTCCTCGCCGAAAAGGCAATGAACAAAGGCGCGTACGCTAAGGCTGCGGCCCGCGTAGGCGGAGACGCACGTATCGGTTTTGAGATCGAAGTCGTTGTTCCAGCAAAAACCGCAATGCACGTCGGTCCTTCTGAAACGAAGGACGATCCGTCGAACATCGAAGACATCCGTAAGTACGACTCTCTGAGCGAGTTCGAGGTCACGTTCTATGTGACGCAGAATGATCGTGCAAAGATCAATCGTGACTTCGGAGACTGGGTGGCAGCCCAGGAAGATGACTGGGTTGAGGGGAACTGGCACTCATTCGTTGATGACGACGAGCATGAAGACAATCCAGATCGCGCTGAGAAGAATGCGCGCCGTGAAGCCGCACGTGAGTACGACAAGTCTGACGACACCTTTGATGTCTGGGTTGATCGTGAATTCAGAACCTCAAAGTCATTCGTTGATTTCTACGATCTTGAGCCAAACTACGGCTGGCACAACGACTACACGGTGTACACGTCTGATCCACAAGGCGAGTCCGAGATGTACATGAACGGCTGGGGTGAGACAGCAAAGTACATGGCACAGCAGCTCGAGCTGATCGTAAAGAACAAGGTCGTCGTGAACGGTTCCGGCTATTCAAGCTGGAACCTTACCCATGACACCTCGATCAAAGACGATCAAGGCACTGATTACGAATCAGGCATGAACGGGTACGGTATTGAAATCGTCTCTCCTCCGCTGAAGTTCGAAACCGCGTTCACTCTCCTTGAAGCTGTTCTCCGTTGGGTAGATCGGAACGGCATGAACACGAATGAGACGACTGGCATTCACATGAACATGTCTCTGAACGACATGGCTGATTTCGATCCATTGAAGCTCGTGCTGTTCATGGGTGACAAGCACATCCTTGAGAAGTTCAATCGTCTTTCGAACACGTTCACTCGCTCGCAGATTCAGCTTGCTGCTGACGGCGTCGAGATGACTGGCACTCTGCCAAAGGGCGTGGCTGAGATTGAGAAGGCTGCTCGTGAATCGCTGAAGACTTCAGGTAAGTACTTCTCGGTTAATCTGAACCACATGCCGAAGTACCTCGAGTTCCGCGCTGCTGGCGGTCCAGGATACCACAAGCGAATCGCTGATCTGCACGAATTGATGGGCCGTTGGCTGACCGCCATGGAGATCGCAACCGATCCGGCACGTGAACGGAAAGAGTACCTGAAAAAGATCGCGAAGCTCGCAGGGCTGACATCGATCGGTAAGGCGCAACAAGGCGATTCAGTCGAGAAGTCATTCAAGGACGCAGTTCTTGGTCCACGCGGTCGTCGCTGGCTCTGGGACGGCGTCCAAAAGGCTCTTGAGTCTGGTGATGCAGCAAAGATCAAGACGGCTCTGAAGTCGCTCGTGATGGAGATCATTTCCGATTACGAAGACGGATCGCCAAAGAAGCCGACCTTTAAACAGGTAAAAGAAGCCCGTGCAATGTTCAAGCAGGCCGGAGTGAAACTGAATGATTTGCAGGGAGACGACAAAGAACTGCGCGGCGCGTACGCAAAATTCAATCACATTTGGAGTGTCGACTGAAAGTGCACTGGTTCTCGAAGCACTTTCCGGCACGGTCCTAAATACCTAGAACCAAAACCCAGCAGTCAGAATTCTGACTCTTAACCCCTCGTAGGAGATCTAACATGCCATCCCTCGTTTCTCCAGGTGTATCCGTATCGGTCACCAACGAAGCGCTCTACTTCGCAGCTGCAGCACCGACTGTCCCGCTGTTCTTCATCGCCACCAAGGCCGGCAAGACCCAACCAAATGGCGTTACCCCAGCCGCCGGTACACTTGAATCTGGTGTTGTCCGCACTGTCACGTCGCTTCAGCAATCGCTCGAGCTGTACGGTGTGCCATCGTTCCGCAAGGACTCGTCCGGCAATGAATTCCACGGCGATTCCCGCAATGAATACGGCCTGTTCGCTCTGAACCAAGCTCTCGGCGCTCTGTCGCGTGCTTATGTTGTCCGCGCTGACGTTGACCTCTCTGACGCTCCAGACACGTTCATCTCGTTCGGCACTCCAGTCGTTCTCGCAGGCTCGACCCTGTACAACGGTATCGGCAATGGCACGATCGCAACGATCACCGCAACCGACAGCAAGGTGAAGCCACAAACGATCTCGATTCTGTTCACGTCCGCAACGACGTTCGCAGTATCCGGTTCGGTCTCCGGCTACATCGGTGCTGGTGTCGTTGGTACGCCTTTTGCTTCGTCGAAGGTGAACTTCACGATCACAGCAGGCGTTGTTCCATTCGTCGCTGGTGACGCATACCTGTTCGATCTGGTTTACACCTCGGTCTTCACCGGCACCGGTAACGGCAAGCTGGTTTCCCTGGTTCCAGACACGCTCGCAGTTCCAGAAACTGTCACGATCAAGTTCACTTCGCCAACGGCATTCACGGTCGTCGGCTCAGTCTCCGGCTCCGGTACTCCAGGCACTGTTGGTACTCCGTACGACAACATGCGCATGCAGTTCACTGTGAACGCAGGCACGACTCCATTCGCAGTGGATGACCAGTTCGTTGTGACCGTCACGGAAGTTACTGTCGCTGCTCAACTCGGTTCGAACGATGCTGCAAAGCGCGTCACGATCGTTACGGCTCTCCAAGCTGCAATCAACGGCAATCTGGATGTTCGCTCGGAACGCTACGAGTACAACATCATCGCTGCTCCTGGTTACCCAGAAGTTTCCGATGAACTGGCTGCTCTCGCATCCGACGTTCTGTACGAAGCAGTTGTTATCGCTGACACCCCAATGAACAAGACGCCTGACCAAGTCGCTCAATGGGCACTGACTTCGTCGCGTACTTCGAACGAAAGCGTCGCGTACTACTACCCATGGGGTCTCGCATCGAACCTCGACGGTCGTGATGTCCTGATCGCTCCATCGGGTATCGCTATCCGTACGATCGCTGTGTCTGATCAACAAGGTTACGTCTGGTCTGCAGCCGCAGGTGCTCAGCGTGGTGTTGTTACTGGTGTCTCGAAGGTTGGTTATGTTTCCGGCATGCTCGGTACCGCTACCACGTTCGTTGAAGCCAATCTGAACAACGGTCAGCGCGACAATCTGTACGAAGCACAGAAGAACATCAACCCAATCACGTTCTTCCCAGGTCGCGGTATCTTGGTTTGGGGTCAGAAGACTTCCGCTCCAGCAAACTCGGCAATGGACCGCCTGAACGTTGTTCGTCTGGTTGCTTACCTCCGTCGTGTTCTCCGTAAGGGTGGCATGCCGTTCGTGTTCGAACCAAATGACCAGATCACTCGCGACAACTTGAAGGCAGCTGCCGATGGCATGCTGAACGACATCATGTCGAAGCGCGGTCTGTACGACTACGCAACGAAGTGCGATGCATCGAACAACACCGGCACTCGTATCGACAACAACGAGCTCTGGCTCGACGTTGGTATCAAGCCAGTGAAGACGGCGGAATTCTTGTACATTCCTATCCGTCTGGTTAGCACTGACACTAGCTTCTAATCCAAGCTAACTGTACAAAGGGTCCGGCTTTGCTGGGCCCTTTTCCATTTCTGCTATCGGAAATGGCTTACGCACTAAATAAGGCTGTAAAGCTTATCTCAACTGGAGTCAATTATGGCAACACTTTCGAATTTCGGTATCCCAGGCGCTGGCTCTGGCGTGCTGCATCCGAAGCTCAAGAACAAGTGGCGCATCACGTTCCAAGACATTGGCCGTTTGGTTGCTGGGCATAACAGCCGCAATCTGACGATGCAGTCTACCACCGTGTCGCGCCCTCAAGTAGAATTTGAAGAAGTCGCAATCCATCGCTACAACTCGACGGCATACGTCGCTGGGAAGCACACATGGTCGCCAATGAGCCTGACGCTCGAAGACGACATCGGTGGTCTCGCTTCGAAGGTCGTGAAGGCACAACTTGAAACGCAACAGCGTCTCGTTGGTGTGGATCTCGACGGTCGTTGGTTGAACACCGCTGCTACCGGTTCCGACTACAAGTTCGGCGTTAAGCTCGAACAACTGGATGGTGACGAAGGCGTTGTTGAAACGTGGATTCTGGAAGGCGTGTTCATTCAGTCCGCAGAATTCGGCGATCTGGATTACTCCGCTTCGGAAGCTGCTACGATTCAGCTCTCCCTGCGCTTTGACCACGCTCGCTCGGTCGATAGCGGTGAAGGTTACGGTACGGCTCTGGGCGGTAACGTCGCTTAATTAGTCGCGCTGTCTGACAGATTTAGAGGACCTTTCGAGGTCCTCTTTTGTTTTGCCTTCGAGCATGCATTTCGCTCTGCCTCCTCCCAGGTTTCACCATATCCCCAGGCGCAGGTCCCGTCTTTGAGCTCCACGTACACGCCACACGTTTGGTGATGGTGGTGATTTTGCAGCATCGCGGCAGGCAAGAACGCACGCTGATGGACCTCGTGATCTACATCACCGCCGAATAGGTAGCTCAATAGTGTCATGAACCGATTTTAACCCGAACCCCTGTATCGGACTTGTTATCAGTTGTAAAACCGGTACAGACTGCTTGGCACTGTTCGCTAAATACATGACATCATAATTCACTAAAAAGTGTCACATGCTTTCCTTCATTGATTTCCTGGCAGAAGCCCAGTTCAGCGACGACGATTTTGCTCGCGTTCTGAGCGTCTTCGAACGCCGTCTCCCAAAGCTCCTTGGCGCTAAGCTGTACCGTTACGGTGGTAAAAACCACGTTGAAAAGGTCGGCTCCGCTTCCCGGATCGTGTACATTTTCAATGACCGCGCATTCGGTGTTCGCTTCAAGGGCGGTCACGTTATTGGCATCGACGTCTGGTCCTCGTTCAAGGGTGGTCCAAGCCACTTCATCGACGTGCACACGCTCGCCGCTTCTTCCCTGATTGCTTCGATCAGCAAGCTCGCTGCTCTGATCAAGAATCCAAAGGAAGGTACGCACGAAGTGAACGCGGTGAATGAATCCGTTCAGCTCGATGAGATGGCACGTCGCGTTGACGACAGCGCTTTCTACAAGTTCATGGTCGCTGCGTACGGTGAAGACGGTGCACAGAAGGTTACTTGGGCTCAGATCAAGACTGTCGCTGACGACAATGACGTTCTGATTCCACGCTACATCCGTGACCAGAAGATTGGCCGCGGTCTCTGGACCTCGAAGCCAGGTGCTGGTGGTTCTTCCGAAGGTGGTGACGCCGCTGCTCCAGAAGCTGCTCCAAAGGCCGCTAAGAAGGAACCAATCCTGTACATCAAGGTCACGGCTCAGGACCCTGACACGAAGCGCTTCATCCCTGCTGGTGAAGTGAAGCAAGCCCAAGCTCTGTACAAGCAGATCGCTTCTGGCATGGCTGATCACAAGCCTTCCGAAAAGGAAATGCGCGATCCAGACACTCTGTACGGTCACTTGTCGCAGCTCGTCGACATGACTTGTAAGGGTACGCTCCGCTCGCTGCTGATCTACGGTGGTCCAGGTACCGGTAAGACGTACACGATTATGCAGACGATCAAGCAAGCTGGCATGACGTCTGGTAAAGAGTACATCAAGATGTCGGGTAAGGCATCTCCACTGTCGATCTACCAAACACTGTTCATGTTCCGCGAAGGCGGTCTCGTTGTGTTCGACGACTTGGACTCGATGTGGGGTAATGAAGACGCAACGAACATCTTGAAGGGTGCTCTCGATACGTCACCAGTCCGCGAAATCACATGGGGTTCTTCGAGCACCGTGAACGTTTCGAAGATGGACAAGGAAGAGCGCGAGCAATTCAATCGTCAAGTGGACGACAAGCTCGAAACGAACCCAGAGAAGGTCAAGCTGCCTAATCAGTTCGAATTCAAGGGCCGCGTTGTGTTCATCTCGAACCTGAAGAAGGACGAGTTCGACACCGCGATCATGTCGCGTTCCGCAAAGATCTGTATGGACCTGACTCCAGAAGAAATTCTGAAGCGCATGCGTTCCGTTCTGCCAGGTCTCGGTGGTGACGACGTTCCACTGAAGGACAAGGAAGCTCTGCTTGATCACCTGATCAAGATGCACGGTAATGGCGAACTCGATGCTGTCACAATGCGTGAGTTCGTTAAGGGTCTGAACATCTTCCGCTCGGGTGCTCCGAACTGGAAGGACCTG